TATCCATAGGGACAGGAGTTGTTAAAACTTCTCCTGTTCTTAAATGGATTCTAGTGCCTGCATCAGTATTTCTTACATTAACAAATGAGGTTCTAGTAATATGAGTTATATTGAGATGCTCAATATACTCTCCATCTTTGTCTTTTAGTACTATTGGTAGAAACATTAGATAATTGTGTTGCCTTCTATTTTGTAATTATTTACGGACACTAAATTATCAATTTTTGTTAGAATAGCAAAGCCATGGTTCCATTCATTTATTTCCATATAGTCTGGTGCTAATTCACATAGACACCCAAGGCTATAAGCACGGATAGTTGTAGCATGACTTATTCCATGAACTCTTTGTGAGCTTTGAGAACTTTTATGAAAGTGGTTAATAATGCAATTGGTTTTAAGTCTCATTAAAGCAGTTCTAGCTGGTACTACACCACCTGCTCCAGGAATCTTATCACCATGTTCTATAAGGAAGTCTCCAAAAACTACTTTGGTTCTAAATGGAATATATTCTATTTTGTACTCTGCAACATGTAAGATTACATCTAGTCTAAACTCATCCATGTCAAGTAACTCAGATGCTTTTATTCTAAGATATCTTTCAAACCTATTTTCATGGTTACCAGGTATAAAGTAAATAGGAATATCTGGAAATCTTGAGCGCATGTATTCAAAGAACTGTTTACCTGCTTCTATTTCATTCTTAAAGTGAACCTTTCTAGGATCTTTTTCATGAAAAGAAAGCTGGTAGAAGTCAAGTAAGTCTCCATTAATTAGGATACTATCAACACCTTCTGCTTCCATCTTGTCACATGCAGTTTCTATTGCATCTTCATCATGGTAGGGAATGTGTAAGTCACCAATTACACCTAGTTTCTTACAACCTGTAGGAAAAGTAAAAGTTCCTCTTTTTTGTGTAAGAGAAGATGGTAATGATACAAAATTATTCATAACTTTAGTTTTAAGTTCTTTTTGAAATTCTTTATTAGTCATATGGTCTCTTTTAGACTTACCGGCTTGTCCTCTATAGTATCTTACTCTGAGATAAAGATTTTCAAATTTTTCAAAGTAAGCTTGATTCTCATCATATATTTTACGAGCTAAGGTTTTACTAGGAGAATTAGGGAATTTTTTAAGGTATTCTAAAACAATTTTAGTATTTTCCTTAAAGTTCTTTGGGCTTTTATTCATAAGTACACAATAATATAATAAAAAATACCGTATGTTTAGTTTCAAACTTACTAAAAAGAATGGGAATTTAGTGCATATTAATGAAAGCACAAAGATTTCTTATCAATTATTTCTTGATAAACTTCAAGAGGGTCAGGAAGTTGAGGTCTTTATGGGACTAACTTCAGACAATGGTAGCTTAGCACAATTAGCTAAGATACATGCATGTATTAGAGAATTAGCCAAAGAGTCTGGCTATACATTTGATGAGATGAAATTTATAGTTAAACAGCACTCTGGTCTGTGTTATGATGGAGGAGGTGCTGAGTACTGTAAGTCTTTTAAAGATTGTAGTAAAGAAGAATTAGCAATGGCAATAGAGTCTGCTATTGAACTTGGGAGAGATTTGAATATTAACCTTGCTTAGGTTCAACATAATCAGGATCTCCTGGTTCTAAAATTTCTTTCTCATTATATAAATTTGCTTGCTGTGCTTGTTGCTCTATTTCAGCTAAAAGTAAAATTAATGTATAGAAAGTTCTTTCTGCATCATTTAGATCCTCATAATTTTTAGTAATAATCTCTTTGAAATAAGCATCACCTTTTTCTTGAACATTTAATTGTTGAAGAATATAAAAAGAAGCTGCTTTTGCCATTAAGTAATAACTTTTATTTACTTGTATAGTGATTAGAGCATCATCTTTTAGCTCTTTTACTTTAATTGCCATAATAATAATAATTTTAACAAAAATAAGAAAAAATGAAAATAGAACCAGAAATTGATGAGATTAAACAAAAATTGTTTAATCAACTTGAGTCCAATGGTTGGGGTAGGATTTTTAAATCTTTTATATTTAGTTCTGAGTTTACTGATATTTTAAATAATCTCTACACACTGAGCACAAGCGGTAAAAGATTTACTCCACCATTAAAGCAAGTGTTTAGAGCATTTGAAGAATGTCCATATGACAAACTACAAGTAGTAATAATTGGTCAAGATCCTTATCCTACATTAGGTGTGGCAGATGGTATATCTTTTAGCTGTAGTAATACAAATAAACTACAACCAAGTCTAAAATTTATATTACAAGAAGTTGATAGAACTGTATATAATAATCATGTAATAAGTGAAGATCTTGATCTTAAAAGATGGGCAAATCAAGGTATATTAATGCTAAATACAGCTCTTACAGTAGAAGTTGGTAAAATTGGTAGTCACTATGACATTTGGAAACCATTTACTGCTTATTTATTAGATTGGTTAAATAATCATAACACAGGATTAGTATATGTATACATGGGTAAAAAAGCTGAAGGATGGTCTGAACTTACTGGGGATAATAACCATAAGTTTACTGTTAAACATCCTGCTTCTGCTGTTTATAACGGCTCTAAATGGGATAGTAATGATATATTTAATAAAGTATCTGCTATAGTTAAAGAAAATAGTGGTAATGAAATAATATGGTAGTATGGAAGATATATTTTTAAGATTAATTGAAGAAGGAATTACTCCAAATAGCTATTATGTTTTGCATTGTGTAAAATATAAAATAATTCCTGCATCTTATGTAAGCAAGGAATTAGAAGTAAAGAGATTAATTTCTGATGGATGGTTAAATGAAGATTTGACATTAACAAGTAAAAGTGTTATCTTTACTACTGAGATTGACGGATTTTTTAAGAAGTCAAAAAAGAAAACATCTAAACTTTTATTAGGAGATAATTTTGAAGACTGTGTAAAGAAGTATTCAGAAACATTTCCAAGTATTAAACTTGCCAGTGGTAAGTATGCAAGATCTAACTCTAAAAACTTAGAGAATGCATTTAGATGGTTCTTTGAAAATTATAAATATGATTGGGAAACAGTTTTGTTAGCAGCAAAGAAATATGTTTTGGAATACAGAGAGATTAACTATCAGTACATGAGAACATCTCAATATTTTATTAGAAAGCAAAACAGTGACAAAACTTGGGACTCAGACTTGGCTGATTATTGTGAAATGATTTTAAATAAACCAGATGATGAAATAATATTTATTAAAGAAAGACTATTTTGATACACATAAATTTAAAGAAGTTATTTATTGGGATTATTGGGAGTGTGTGTTTGTATCTAATAATTAACAACTACATTGTAGAAGTGAGCATTTTACAGTATATAGCCATAGAAGGTATAATTACTTTGTCTCACTATCTATATGAAAGAATTCAACCTTCAGTAGAAGGTACCCCAGAAGATTAATCTATAGAATATGTATAATAATGCTAGGCCCCTAAAGCCTGTAAGTGAAAGAGACGCTTTAAGAAAAGCACTCTATAAAATGAAAGCTAGACGCAATGGTGAATTAAAGTCATTGAAGACAGCTTGGGTGAATTTTAATAATGCTTTTTGTGATGGTCTAGAATGGAGAACTATTACAGTTGTTGGTGCAAGACCAGGAACTGGTAAGACTTTATTTATGGAACAATTGGTTAATGATGTCATCAAGATGAATCCTGACCAAAAGTTCAGAATATTAAAGTTTCAGTTTGAGATGCTAGATGAGACAAATGGTATTAGAAAATTGTCTATGAATGTTGGTTCTGATTACAATACTCTGATGAGTAAGGATATGCCTGTAGACAAAGGTGTATATCAAAAGTGTGTTCAGTTTTATGAAAGCACAGAAAGTTATGATATAGTAGATGTTGTGTATGATCCATGTACAGTGGAAGAGATGTGTGCTACTATTCATTCTTATATGGAGCAATTTAAAACAGAAGATGGTTTTGTAAATACTTTAGTTACTGTTGATCACTCAGCTTTATTTAAACTTGGTGGAAAGTATAAAGATAAGTTTGAGATGTTGAATGCTTTTGGTGAAGCCCTTACAGAAATGAAGAAGAAGTTTCCAGTGGCTTTCTTAGTTCTTAGTCAGTTAAACAGAAATGTTGAAACTATAGAAAGAGCAAAAGATGGTACATATGGGAATTATATTCTAGATTCTGATTTATATGGTTCTGATGCTTTATTACAACATGCAGATGTTGTGTTAGGAATTAATCGTCCTTTTAACAGAAGAATTAAATTCTATGGTCCAGAAAAGTATATTATCAATGACCCAGATCTTTTAGTATTTCACATACTAAAATCAAGAAATGGTTTCATGGGTATGACCTTTTTTAAATTGGATAGAGATGTTATGAGGATTATTGAGACTGATCCACCACCAGTATCTGCACATTAATTTTAAAAATATGTATAACAGAAGAGACAAAGAAAGAGAGTTGATGGAACATCACTCTGGTTATCTAGACAAACTAGGTTCTAGTTACCAATTTATTGCAAAAACTGCTTTTTATAGCAAAGGTAAATTTGGAAGACAGATCCAGTTATTTGAAAATGAACTAAATAAGGGTTCTGATATTTATGTAGAATTGGTAGATATTGTTAGAGATGCTAAAGGCATGGAAACAGATATGACCCCAATGTATTGGGAAAGACCACTATTTAAATGTAGATACAATCCTTATTTTAAAGAAGAGTATGAAGTTAAAGTTTCTACAAATTCAAGAGGAGATGAATACACTGCTTATATTATACCTACTTCAGAATTGGTATGTGTAAACAAGGGTTCTGAAGAAATTCCTTACAATGAGTATGAGAAGAACAGAACTACTGAGCCTGTAGAGCAGAAGAAGTTAAGTGTTTTTCCAGACTTTGAAGAGGAGTTTGTTCCTAAACTGAAAGATGTAGAAAGTTCAGGTGATGTATCTGCTATATTATTAGAGATTGCAGCTGGATTTCAGAAACTTGCAGTAGCATTTAAAAACAAATAACATGGGTATAGTACTTCCAACTAAAAAAGTAAAAGCTGATAGAGTTAATCCTAAAAGATTAATTATCTACTCTAAGCCTAAAACTGGTAAGACAAGTGCATTTGCTGGTCTTGATGGTAATTTGATTATTGACTTAGAAAATGGTGCAGACTATGTTGAAGCCATTAAAGTAAAAGCAAATAATCTACAAGAGCTCAAAGAGATTGGTAAAGCAATTAAAGAAGCTAACTATCCGTACAAGTATGTTACAATTG